TAGAAGGCTTTTGTAAAATTCCTAAAATTTATGGAGAAGACTGTAAGCACTTTGAAAATGGAACTTCATTAGATCATATGAAATTAGTATCTGCTGACCTAGAACTTGGATTAGCAACTAATATAGATGCGACAGATGATTCACAAGTTAGAATTATGGCATATGAGCCTTATATGGATTTTATTAAAACTATTGTAAAAGAAAGTTATATTGGTGAGGAATCATTTCAGAAATTTTGGGTTGATCCTTATTATTATTTAAATTATGTCGATGTTAATGCATTATTTAATTCTCCAAACCCTCCTATTTTGGAATTTGCAGAATCTTTAGCTTCAGCTGCGGAGTCTATGACACCTAGTGCAGATGCTAAAAAAGATGCAGACTTTGGTAATGACATTGAGGTACCATTGATGTTGACTAATCATATTAAATTCATGGGAAATAATGCTTTTATTGAAGCTCATGAATTGATTAATAATTCTGCTGAAATTAGTGCTAAAGCTGGTTATGCAAGAGAAGTTACTATTTATGATAATAACGGTGATAAAAAGAAACAAGAGTTTAGAATTGAACCATTAGGTGGCAAAGATCTAAAAGAGTTAGAAGAGCCACTAAGAGGTAATAGAAACGATAAAAGACACTTAGATCAAATTAAGTATAAGTATATTGGAAGACAAGAAGCTGGTGACGATGGTCTAGGAAACGTTCATCCTAATGCAGCGTTCGCTCAATTGCACAATGTTCAGAATTCAATGGAAACTCAAAAGATGAAACTTAAAGTTACTTTAAATTCATTTAACCCTTCATTATATAAATACCAAAAGATTCCTGTATTAATGTACATTGTTAATAAAAAGGCTATTGAACAAAACGAAAGGATCAAGGGTGATAAGAAAGAACTGGGTATGGATAAAGACGAACCTTTCAATTTAGGTGAAGATACCGAAAGCATCACACCGGGAAGAAGTCCTAGTAATGCATTAGATACTTTTTTATCGGGATACTATATCATTGAAGACATTGTATATAGAACGACTGATGGTGAAACTAAACAACATGTTACACTTCTTAGAAGAGAATGGCCTACAAGAACTGACAATTTACTTAATCCTCCAGGTTTAGCCAAAGATGCTACACCTGAAAAGAAAGCAGAAAACGTGAAGGAAAATAGTCCGCCACCTCCACCTCCTGAACCTACACCTGCGCCAACACCAGAAGTAGAATTAGATATTCAGATTACAATGCCAAGTGGTACATTTGAACAAGATGTAACAAGTGCAGCATTATCACAAAACGTGTATGTTATATTTGAAGGTAAGTGGACTGCTAATAAAGAAGTTAGTGCATTCGATGATTGGTCAGCTGAGATTGATGGAACATCATTAGATAGCGGTAGTGGTATGCAGTTAAAGAAAGATGGTCGTATAATTATAGATGGATATGGTGGTTTAGGAGCTTTAGATCCCAAAACATATACTCTTGAAATCACAATAAAAGCTGAAGGTAAAACTTTTACAAAGTCAGGAGAAGTTACTATTAAAAACAAAGCATCTGAATTTAAATATTCTATTCAACAAAGACTTGGAATGGGAACAAAATACATAAAAGTTTTTAAAGGTGAAGAATTAATATATACTGGAGATGATGTTGATAAATTCTCACCTAAACAAACTATGATAGATTTTACAATTAATAAATTAAAGGCTGAATATCCTGGTGTTGAAGGAATGCAAAACATGTATAGTATTTAAAATTCAGCATTAATAAAATAGAATATATAAACATATGTCAGACTTTAACCATATTAATGAATTTAGAAAAGGCTCTGTTTTAAGAAAGATCAGCGAAGATCCAACTTATCTCAGCTTCTTTTTTCTGTTCGATACTGTCGATAGAGAGCATTCACCACTATTTGCTGGACCTGCAGAAGAATATTTAGCTGATTTCGTAGATCATGAACATGGTACTAATTATGCTGCTAATTTAACAGCATTTAAAAATGTTTTACTTAAGATTAATAAAGAAATGCCATGGTTTTGGCAAAAAGTAAGTGGATTAGAATTGACTCAAACGTTTGCCAAGATGGACGAACCTTTTAGAGGTGCTGAAACTCCAAAAATAGACATTGAGTGTTTAGAAGAAAATATTGAGTTAACAGCAATAGGTTTAATGAGTTTGTATAAACAAGCGGTTTATGACTATGAGAGATATGTTGAAGTACTTCCTAAAAACATAAGACATTTTAGAGTATGGATTTTACTTTCAGAAGTTAGAACGTTTCAACAAAATACGGGCGCAAGAGATCTAGATCTTTATGGAACGCCAATGCCAGGTGATAATGCTAGCAAATCTGTTAATATTATTCCAAGAGCAAAAGGAAGCGAAACTGCTGTTGGTAAAAACTCAAATAAATTCGATTTAGAGTTAGTTACAAATTATACTGCTGATGCAAAGCCTCACATAATGTTCGAATTAGGTTTTTGTGAATGGCAACAAGACTCAATAGCAGACATGTTTGCTGATGCTAATAAAATACCTGAATTAAAAAAACCTAAAATAAGTTTTACATGGACTACTTGTAGAATAAATGCTCAAAAATTCGGACCAAATATAGAGGAGCCAGAAGATGAGAGCGCAATGGCAGGTACTAAGCCTAAAGATGGTTTATATCCTAATACACCATTTAATCCTTTAGCAATTGCACAAAATGCAATTAGCGATAAAGTAAATGGTATTGCTGGTTCATTAGTAAATAGATTTAATAATTTAAAGAATGGTTTACCAGGTTTTGGTAAAAACCCAATGGGAGCTGTTTACCCAGAAAGATTAACAGGAGCTGCTGCTAGTTTAGCAAATGCTGGAATGGATAAATTAAAATCATTGTTGTTAGATAATGTACATGGTTTAGGAGGAGGTTTGGGTACTTTAGGTGATATTGACTCTGCACTTTCTGCTGGTAGTATTAATGGTATAACAAACTTAATAGGTGGCATGCTTAAAAAACCTGATAATAAATCAACACCTGGTAGTATTTCACCTAAACAGGTTTATGACGAAATAACAACAGACACCAGTCCTGATGGAAAACTAAACGAAAAGGTATATGATCCGATTGCCAAAGAAGGTAAATCTATTAGAATCACACCGGGAAGAATACATCCTAAGGGTGTAGATAGTAGCAAAGATAATTCACTTAACGATAACGTATACGAATAATGGCAGATGAACTTGTTCAAGATAATTTAAGAGACCAACATTGGTTAGGAGAAGTTGTAGTAAACGAAGATCCTTTACTAAATGGAAGATGTCGTGTTAAGGTATATGGTAAATTTGATAAACTTACAGACGACGCAATTCCATGGGCAACACCTATGAATAGAGATGCAGTAGGTTCTCATAATGTACCAAGAGTTGGCGACATAGTTGCAGTTAGATTTGATAACGGTAACTTATATCATCCTGAATATTGGTTTCAAATAGATCAAAACAAAGATTTAAAGTCTGATATTTTAGAAGCTTCTGATGCACCACACGATGTAGTTAGTTTAGTATATGACTCAGTTCGTAATATTAGAATCTATCATTCACCCGAAGATGGTTTAGTTATCACTCGTGGAACTGGTGCAAAAGAAAGACCTATGATTCAAATAGATGAAGAGGGATTTATTAAGATAAGCACAGACGCTAAGATGTTCTTAGACTGTGGTGATATATTCGTTTCAAACACAGGTGAACCTGGCGCAGATGAGACAGAACCTGCAGTTAGAGGTCAATCTTTACAAGATTGGTTACAAATGTTTTTAGATGATTACAATGCACATATTCATCCAACTGGAGTTGGTCCATCTGGACCTCCAATGCCACCTACACCAACTACTGTAGGTAAATTATCGAGTACTCACATTAAGTATCAACAAAAAGGTAAATAATTATGCCAGCACTATGGCCATCTTTCATACCAGCATTAGCTGGTGATATAGCAGGACAATCTTTTACAAAGGCTGGTGGTGCTTTAGTGTCTTATGCTTTACCTAAAGTTGGTAAAGATCAAGTACCTATTTTTCCTCCATCACCAGCATTAATTGAATCTCTTAAACCGGGAAATCCACTAAATGCTGACTTAAGTATTAATCCATTAGATTTGGTTAATGCAATAAATTTAAATCCATTAAGTGGTCGATATGATTTTGGTGTAAGAGTAGCTGAACGATATATTGCAGCTGTTAAAGGTTTGGCTATGACACCTTTTGGTGCAACACATACTAATAATGGAGCTGCAGAATTTTTATTAAAACAAGGTTATGGTTTAGTATTCGAAAGAATATTAAAAGAGGGTGATATTCCATTACAAGATCAAAAAGATAAAGATGGGAAAGTAATTAAGATGGGAAAAGAATCACATCCTGCTTATGCTGATTTTTGTCCAGGACCTATCGCTATGCCAGATCCTGTCGAAGAAGAGAAAAAACAAAAAAAGAAATTTAATCAATTTATTGAAAAGTTTAAAGCAGATCCAGCGATGGACCTTAAACAATTTAAATTCTTTGAGTTTCATTGTTTAGACGGTAAAGAAACTCAGAAAGATTTTATACAACTTCTAGTAAATAGATTATTACAACAATTTGAAACTTATACAAAAGCCGATGACAAATGGGATTATTTTTCATGGGTAGAAAGTTTAGGTAAAGAGAGATATAAAAATATTACTGGTATTAATTTAGGTGGAAATGATTTTAATAGTTTAAAACCATATCCTAATATTCCAATGGGTGTTAGATCTTCTATCACTAAAGCTGGTTATAAATGGGAAGAAGTAGCTGATGGTGTAAGAGATCTTTTTTTAAAAACATTGGAACCAGTATTTCCTGTATTTGAAAAGACAGTTAATAATACAACTACCAAAATTACTGATTGGGAAAAAAGAATTAAGAACGGTGCAAAAGCTCCTATTGTTAAACCTTGGCCATTTGATCCTGCTGAAAAACCAGAGTGTCCATTAAATAGATACAGAATTCAAGTTTCTTTTAATAGAGAACATAATCCACCAGACAATCCTAGTAAAAGACCAGAAATTTTAACTGATCAATTCATTACTACATTTTCATATGACAAATCACCTAAAAAATCATTTATAGATTCTTTAAAAACTATTGAATGGTATGACAAAGATGCTTTTTATACACTTACAAATTACAAAACTATTGAATACGATATGTGGTGGATGAAAGTACCTGATGCTATTAGCGGTGTTAGAAAACCCGAAGACATAGTTAATATTGATCCAAAATTAGGTGGTACAAATTTTAAGTTTCAAAGACAAGAAGTAATAGATGCTATTGCAGCAGCAAAAGAATGTGATGATGTTGAAGCTGATAGTGGTATAGATTACACTTGGCCAGGTGGAGATCCATATGAGGAAATGGCAGAAATAACAATAGCATATTGGTATGCATGTATTGTAAAACCTTTTGCACCGACACCAGCTGCTTTACCAGCTTTAATCCCTGCACCATTAGGTGGAATTTACATACCAATTTATTATGGTGGTAAAAAGAGATTAGCTAATAATTTAAGAAAGGCTTGGAATAGTGGTAAAGCATTTGCAACGTTGCCGATCCCGGCACCTCCAGCGTTAGTAGTTGCTACGGCAGTTGCAGCAGCATATGCTTTGCATTTGTTAGAATTTAAATTATTATACTTAGGTGGTATACCAACACCAGCTGGTCCAGTACCAATGGTAGGTATAGTTCCTGTGGTATTCTAAAAAATGATAGGATATATAATATGTTACACTTTTAATATAAAAATAAATGAACACAGAAAAAAACAAAAGAGTTAGACTTGGTGAATCTAAAGCCAAGGAAAACACAAAAGAAGAGTCTGATTTGTCGCTAGACTTTCTTAAAAAAATGGCAGGAGTCCCAACCTCTAAAGAGGATTCTCTAGCTACATTTTACGACAAAGACGGAAATTTTATGTGGGATGCTTATGAAGCAGATTGCCCATCTAGACTTAGAAAACCAAACCCTCACATTAAAACTCAAAACGGAGACAAAGTTTATTCAAGAGAGTCATATGCCCAAGAGATGTATGATAAACTTATATCATTCGATAGTTCTCAAGGTGTAATGGTATCTGACTTAACTGTTGGAGAAATTCTTAATGGTAAAATCTATGCAGTAAGTCATGATTTTATTAGTGTTGATGTTGGTTACAGAGAATTGGTATATGTCAAGTATGACAAAGAACCTTCTGAAATTCAATCATTAAAACCAGGTGATGAGACTGCTGTATTGATTACACAATTTGGAAATAATTCACACGTGTTAGGATCAATTAATGGTGGTGTTAAACACAAAGTATTCATGGATCTTAGAGAAGCTGTTGAAACCGGTGGAACTGCATGGGTAGGTAAAGTTACAAATATGATTGAGAATGGTGGTTACATGGTGACAGTTCAAGGAATTGAATGCTTTATGCCAGGATCACTTGCAGGAATTAATAAGTTACATGATTTTAGTTCTATTATTGGAACAGAGATGTATGTTGTCCCTGTAAGTTTCTCACCAGAAAGAGGTACGTTAGTAGTTTCTCATAGAAAATATTTACAAGCATTAATACCTCAAGAAATTGAAGATTTAAGAGCAAATCAAGGCGCAACAATTACAGGTAATGTAACAGGTTCTGCTAAATACGGTGTGTTTGTTGAATTTAATGGTTGTTTAACCGGTATGATTCATAGTAATGATTTAGACGAAGAAACTACAGCTAAGTTTAAAGCTAGACAAATTTTACCAGGTGATGAAATTGAATTCATCGTTAAAGATATTATTAGTGATACTAAAATTACACTTACTCAAAAAGCAAATTCTGTATCCAATCCTTGGCATGATATTGCTTCTAGATACCAGATTCCTTCTGTGATTCAAGCAACTGTAAAAACTAAAAAAGATTACGGTTTGTTTATTACAATTGAAGAAGGCGTAACTGGACTGTTGCATGTTAGTGAAGTTGGAGAAGATATTATGGAGGTATTTAAAAACGGAGATCCAATCACTGTACAAATTACGAGAATCGATGTTGATTCAATGAAAGTATTTTTGAAAATGCCTCAATAACTATTGCACGAGAGTGTGATATATATTGAAACGATAAATATCATAATCTTAATATGCAAAAGCTAACTTACGATTCTCCTAGAGAATCAATATTGAACGCAGCACTTATGGGTGTTGAGTTTGAATTCTATTCTAATATCGGTCTAGAAGAAACCAGAAAATCTTTGGTTAAACTTCTAGACCGAAAAATTAGGTTAGAAGATAAGGCTCATTCTGAATTTCAGCCTTCTGCTGAAGAATTTAAAATGGAACCTGATATGTCTGGTGGTAAAGGTTTAATTGAATTGGTTACTGGACCAATACCTTACAGAAATGCTAGAATTATGGTTATTAAGATGCTTAAATGGATATCGGAAAATGGATATACAACTGACAGAGCATCTATTCACATTAATTTATCGTTCGATAAAGAATTTCTACAAGATAAAGATCTTCTTTCTAAGATGAATGTTCTTAAATTCATTTTAGAGTTTGATGAAAAACAAGTTTACAAGTTTTTCCCAAATAGAGAAAAATCTGCTTATGCTAAAAGTATTAAGTGGGTAATGCCAAAATGGGAAGCATTTCATTTTGATGCTAATCAAATTGCTTCAAATAATTTTAAATTTGCTGACACTAAATATTACGGAATTAACTTCTCTAAAAAAGAGAAAAACTATCTTGAATTTAGATATTTAGGTGGAGCAGATTATGAAAAGAAAGTAGATGATATTTTATATCTAACTGAAAGATTTTTAGCTCAAATGTGGAAGTCATGTAATGACTCTAGATTTACTCCTGAAAATAAAATAGAATTACAAAGAATCTTAAATAAAAATAAGCCAGTTTCTGACATGCTTAGAGATTATACAAAAGTCTCAGAACATTGGCCTAAAATCAAAATATTAGCTGACTTACAAGATAATCCTATAATCATTAAGGTGCATTGGGATAGATTTAAAATGAGAGTAATGGATTTGTTAGTAAACGGATCTATGACTGAGGGTACTATCAATTATGATTCGGATTACGGTGCGGTTCAAGTAAAAGATGGTAAATTCCCTACAGTTTATATGTTAGAGAATTTTGAATTTATTGATTGTGAACTTGCTGGTAATTTAACTAATTGTAGTTTTTACAATTGTGAAGTTTCAGGTTCTGCTGTTATGTGGGGAAGTTTATATCAAGGTACTAAAATAAAAGACTCTAAAGTTGAGTCTAGTTATACACACGGAAGTTGTGAATTAACCAACTGTTATGTTGCTGGAAGGGACACTATGTTTAAAGGCAAAATGATAGGTGGAATATTCAGAGAAGGTTTCATAAGTGACTCGGCTAGATTTGAAGACACTGAGGTAGTAGTAAGTAAAAAAATAAAATAATAAAATGGGTCAAATTATAAGCGGTTCAAATAATGATTTAACTACTGGAAGAAGTTTCAGTGCGAATTGTTTAAATGCATTTCTAGATGAAATAGCAGACGAAATTACAGGAGCTTGTATGGTTCCAGTTAACTTACCACAAAAAGAGATTATTAATATAATTAAGAGATCTAAAAAATGGTTCTATAAAAAATACGAGTATTCAGTAAAAGAAAATCTTTATCATATTCCAAATGATGTATTCTCTTCTGAGTATTTTAAAAACACAAGAACACTTAATTTACCAGGCCCTGGTACTGATGGTGGAGGTGGAGTTTATTCTGTATATGGATTATATGATTTAGCTTCTGGATTTCATGGTCAAGGTGGCGGATTGGATCTTAGATTTCAATCTGGTGGTGACTTCTCTATGGAAAGAATGTTATTTAGAGGTATGTACGAAGGTTCTGGTATGGCTGAGGCTGCAGAAGAATTACAATACTATGTATTGAACGCATCAATGGCAGATCTTTCTAGACAGATCCTAGAGAATCCTATTTCTTATGCATATTCACAATTAACTGGAGAACTTAAATTTTTAGGTGATACACCCAAAGGTGATGTGATCTTAGAGATTTATGAAACAATTCCAGATTGTGCTTTATATGACGACGAAATTTTCTTTAGATATGTTAGTGCTAAAATCAAACAATCATTGGGTACTAAGTTAGGTATTTTTAAATTTGCTTTACCAGGTAACGTTGATTTTGATTATGATGCTATCAAATCTATGGGAGATGATGAACTTACAGCTATTGAAGAAGAAATCAAAGGCGATGAAGGTGTTGATTGGATGATGCATACCTAAATAAAGAAGATACATACATAGATGGAATTATATATAAAATACCCAACTGACCCTAATTACGACGAAAACCAGGTTCAAACTAATAGTGAAATAGAAATGTTAATCACGCAGATTCAAACTGCTCTATTCACTAATACGAGAGAAGTTATGGGTTCTGAGGATTTTGGTTGTAATTTGGAAACAATTATATATGAATTAAATGTTAATGAATATAATGTAGTTTCTAACATAACTGATCAAATAAATAGATATTGCCCATTAGCTGGTAAATACAATTTTGGTGTAGATGTTAAGTTTATGAAAGGCGAAGTTAGAGATATTGCATTTATAGATATTACAATAGATAGCAGGTATTCTATAAAAATAAGTATGTTATAAAAAAGTAAATACAATAATGGCTGAATTAAAATTTTTAAGTAGAATTAGAGTAGGTGCGGCTGACATCAGACAAGATGCGCAGACGTATATTTCTAGGGTCTACAGTAGAGCTAACACTCTATTTACGGTGGCTTCACCGTTTGCCCAAATAATTTCAGTATTATCTGAAATATCTGATTTAATTATGTTCTACATTGAAGATTCAGTTGTAGAACAAAACATATATACTGCTCAACAAGCGGAATCTATATATGGTATGTCTAGATTAACTGGACA